CTAGCCGTTATTTTTACTTTTGCTTTACCTTTTCTGGGAGTAGCCATGTTTATACCCTATACTTTTTAGTTTTGGCCGCAATCTTTTTAGGCTGTGAGCTATGTTGTTTGCCCTTAGCGGTGTCAGCCTTCTTCTTCTTGGTGGTTGCCGCATACTGTGCAGGTGTCAAAGCCTTTATAGCTTTCTTAGGCAAATACCTTTCACCCGTTTTAGCACTAGGCTTCCCAGACTTTGTAGTCCAATCTTGGTTTGTCCACTTCTTCAAAGACTTCTGAGATTTTTTAAGAGCCATTACTTTTTCGCCTTAGCTTTTGCTTTAGTTGACAAGTCCTTTAAATGAAATAACTTTACACTTGTTTTAGTGTGGGACTTGTTAGTGTGTAAAGTACCGTCAGCCATCTTGTGACTAGAACCTTTATGCTCTGTGCCGTCTTTCTTATAATGTTTAACACCTTTCATTTGTAACCACCTCCTTTAGATTTATATTCTTTAGCAAGCATCTGAGCCTTTCGTGCGCTCCACTGCCCTGCTTTACCACCTTTAGTACTAGCCTTTATCTTATTAAATAAATTCTTACGCATTGTAGGCTTGGTATAATTACCTGCCGCGTTGACTGTTGACTTTTTCTTTGCCGCCATTATCTGTTCCTTATTTAATTATAGTATATACTTTTAGCTTCTCAGCCTTGCCTTTAGCTTCAATGGGTGGCAGTGCTTGTAACTCAATACTGGAACCTTCTTTAGTACTTAGCCCTACCAGTACATCTACACCTGCCGCTTTAGTTCCTGACTCAAGCCTAGCCGCAATGTTAACTGCATCACCTATGGCAGTATAATCGAAGCGTTGCTCTGATCCCATGTTACCTATTATAGCCTCGCCACTGTTAATACCTATTCCTATTTTAATTGGAGGCAATCCTTTAGCAACGAACTCTACGTTTAACTCTTCCATGTTTAGCTGTATCTGCTTAGCACACTGTATTGCTTTATCTTCATGGCCTTCTAAGTCTAGGGGCGCACCGAATATAGCCATCATCGCGTCTCCGATGTACTTATCTACGCAACCTGAAAACTTTGAAACTGCTGATTGCTGTGCAGTAAGCGCCCTATTCATTATATACGTCACTTCTTCGGGGCTTACACTCTCTGACAGGGCCGTGAACCCACGAACATCAGTAAACAGGAACGTACAGTACCGTTTTTCACCTCCTAAACGCAGTAATTCAGGGTTTTCTTGCAGTCTTTTGACCTGCCGTGGATCTAAGTAGTGTTCAAACTGCTTCTTAATCTGTTGTCTTAGCTTGTATTGTTCTTTATAATTTAGATAAAATGTAACACTAGCAACTACAAACTCAGAAATTAATGACCATGTAACATCTATTAATATCCCCTGCCGTATAAGATAAACTCCTAGCAGTGCAGTGCCGGACATAACACCTAGCGATAACCCTAAACCTATGTAGACTCCAAAGTAATTAAGACCTACAAACACTAGGACAACACCAAGCAGTAAAACCACTGCCTCCCATAACACCGCTGTAGGTGGTATCATTGGCATGGGCTTATTAGAGGCGTGTAGAATAGTTTCAACTAGTGCCGCCTGTATCTCATGCGGGTATAGTAGCCCTGTTGGTGTAGCTACCTGCGGCAATATGCCCTTAGCGGTAGTTCCTACAATTACCATCTTACCTTCTACATCCATAGCCTCTAAAGAAGTGCTGTCCGTTTTAACCCAGTTAACCCACACTCTGCCGCGCGTATCTGTTGGCACAGGGTTTAACTGCTTGACCCTTATCTCTTGTATACCGTTGCTGTCTGTCTTTATAATATACGTGCTAGTCCCTGTAACGGCTTTTAAAAGCTGAGTGCCAAAGCTTGCTATCCACCCATCAGGACTACGCATTAGTAGCGGCATACGCCTAACAAGGCTATCAACATCTACAGGGGCTGATACTATCCCTTGAAGCGATACATCTCTAAGGGCTTTGATGTTCTGCGTAACTCCTTGTGCTTCTATGCCGCCTATATCTTCGCCCAGTATTACTGTGCCTTCAGTCTTCGGCATCTCTTTGTAGCCTTCAGTTTCAAACATAGCGATGACACTAGGGTGGTAGGACAACGCTTCTGCAAATGCTTCGTCACCTCCAAACCTGTCAGGCTCACTGAACACAACAACCCACGACACTGAGGCGGCTCCTGCATTTAATAGGTCTATATGTATATCAGCTAGGCGCTCTCTTGGAAAAGGCCAACCGCCCTCTTCGTGTATGTCATCTTCCGTAAGGTTCAATAAGACTATATTGCCTGACGGCTCCTCTGTTTGAACAAGGGCATCAAATGTTCTCAGCTTTAAAATCTCAACTACAGTGGGCTGATACAACAAGACAGTAAATAATAATACTGTAATAAAGACTATAATTATTTTTTTCACACCCACAAATCCACTCTATTACCAAGCCTAGTTAGAGGAAATCCATATTTATATCTCTTGTATCGGGCAAATCTTTTCATTAGCCCTCCTGTAATATTCTTATGGTTGAGTCGCCACCATTAATCTTTATAGTGTTAGAGACTCCATCTTGTATTAGTATCACTGTGTACCCACCCGAAGTATTTAAATCTAATCGCGTAAACTCACTTACATTCCTTATTAGGCTTATGGTCGGCCCTGAAATAAGAGTAGCTATCTGTGTTGAAGAATCTGAGCCTATCTCCGTACCTGTGATTGTCACGCCTGACACTTGAGCTAACCTGTCTTCTTCTTCCGCTATGCCTAGCGCATCTAAAATGTTTAGCATGTCTTCAAGGTAATTAACATCTAGAAAGTTTATATCTAGTTCCGTAAACTCTAAGCTGTCCTCGTCTAAAAAGTCTTCAGCTAAGTAGTCTATGTCTAGACCATTAAAGTCTAGTATGTTTTCAGTCTTAGCTGTTCCTTCTTCTGTAAGTACTACTTCTTTCTTAGGCGGTGTGACAATTAACATGTTGTCAATAAAATCTAATGTTAGGTCTAGTATCACAGGCTTAGATGGGGCTGACTCAAATACAGACACCGTTGTAGCTTCGTAAGGCTTGTTTAACAACACACTGCCCATAGCAGTAATAACTTCTATCTCTCCGCTAGACACGCCGTATTGGTCAGGTAGCAAGATGATAAGGCTACGTCCTAGCTCGTCTACTGTCGCGGTAAAGTCTGTTCCACGAATTGCAATGTCTGCCGTAGGCGTTCTTAGCGATAGGTTGCGCTTGTCTATCTTCCCTAGCTTTCCTGTAATAAATCTCGCAGTACCTAGACCAAAGGTTAAAGCCATTTTAGCTTTAGAGGGATCAGGGTCATAGACATATTCATCTATGGTTAACTGCGAGTGTTCAGTTAGCTTTACTGTAGAGTCATCAAGGAATGTGATTGCCATCCTGCCATTGGTAGTAAAGGCTTTATCATTAGACTCTATAGAAAAGTCTAAGTCTGCATTCTTTTCTTCGGAGCCTCTTATAATCTGTGCAGTTCCAAAGACTTCAGAGACTCCACCTATCTCAGCAACCGAGGCTTGAACCCTGATCGTTTTGAATGACACAAACAGTACCAGAAGAGCCAACAGAAATAATTTTGAGCCAGTCATTATCTTGGGTACTCAGTTGTTGTATATTAAACGTCCGTGATCCACCAGTTTGGTCTAAAAAGAAGTAGCCCCCTGCCGATGCAGTAACGCCACTGCCAGTGTATGTTAGCGTGTTGTCAGAGCCGTCTATATCTACATAGTTTGTAGCTCCGTCTATGTTTATATTAGAAGTAATCGTGTTGTTAGAACCTTGTATTGTCCAATCTAAATCTAAGGTGGCGGCTAACGCTGATGTGCCTTGATTTAAAGTAAATGTGTTACTAGTTCCGGTCACGTTTACTTGGTGATTTGAACTGTCTGCTCCGTAAGTATTTGAAGGGTCTACTTGAATAGTAAATAGATTGGTTGACCCAGTAAAGTTGTAGTTACCTGTAAACGAGTCTGCCCAAATATCACCAAAAAACTTGTTGGTTGCGCCAATCATGTTTATGTCTAAAGTCATTCCTGTCCCATCTAGGTCAAGAGGGGTAAGGCTACCTGCTGAAGAACTAAGACCCCCAATCAAGTTAGAAATGCCTAGTTGCTCTATGTCTATGTTTGCTGTAGCGCCTGATTGTGTAATGTATATTTCGTTATCAGCACCATAAGTAACACCACTCAAGACACAGCTTAGAATTACTGCTATTTTATTTATCTGCTTCATAAGTCCAAAATCCCCTGTTGTATCCAATGTTTATTAACTCTAGTACGGCTCCTTCGATTGCTTTCATCAACGCTATTGTTGTTGATTCGTTTCGTGAATTACCTGCCTCTATCTCAACAAGCTCCGTACCCATTTCTATGAATTTAAAAACATCGTCTGATTGTCCGTAACTAAACACTGTTTTTTGACTCATAACTTCTACAAGTATTTCACCTGTAGCTACTGACACCATACGCAACGATACAGTAATGTTGTCTTCTCTATACTGTGCGCTTTTCCCTATGCCTAAATACCTAGCACCAACACCACCTGTAGTCAAGTTAGTATCGTATGCTATTACCGCCCCCTCTAACAGCACACCTGCAAACAACAAAGGCGGCACTGATTTAGTTACAGACCCATCAGGCATTTGTTCTCTTGCAGACCTAATTAACTGTCTTTCTTTTGTAAGGTTATCTAAGCCTACGCGCTCAACAACTCTAAAGAACTTGCCGCCACTTGCGTGTTTTAAAGCTCGTATTAGCAGGGCGCTAGGTTGCTGAGTAACGGCTGTAGAAAACAACGCAAAGGAGCTATTGCTTTTTCTTTGGCCTGTCTGGTCTGTAAATGATGTAGGGTACACAGCAACAATAGGCTTTACCTTAGGCGGCATTACATTCACAAGGCTCTGTGATTGTAGCCGTCCTATTTTTACTACATCATTAGCTTCAAATCTTTGACTAAGGGTGTCTTCAAACTGGTCGAATACCGAACAACTAGAAAGAAAAAGAACCGATAGGCAAAGTAATAGTTGTCGAGTTTCCATCAGCATCCGTTATAATTAAGGTTATGAAATCACCATCAGTAAAATATTCTATAATATTTCCTTCTAGCTCTAGTATTCCTGACTCGCTCATTGTCTCGCCAAACAGATTATTAACTAATTGTCTGCTAAGCTCTGCATAGATACGTGATTCTAAGTTGCGTATAAATCTTGCAAGTGTTGTGTTCTCTGCGTCACGCTCAAGCTCTTCTTTGTAGGCTTTTATCTCTGCTTCTATGTCAGCCTTGCGGTTAAACTCTTGGTTCTCAATAGTTAAATAGTGTGAAGAAGTGTTAGTGCCGTTAAAGCTAGGGCTTTTAAACTTGTGAGTCATCTGATCTGCTAGTGTATACCCTGACCACATCACTACAAAAAAAGACCAGAAAATTAAACAAAACCAACAGTTCCGCATAGTCTTATAACTTCTAAATGTAGGCTTCAACTTAATCTTTCCTTTGATCTTTCTTGCCATCTGCTCTTGCTATCCTATCTACGTCCACTTGAATCCCCATAGCGGTTCTCACCATAGAGTCTATTCTTATCATATCATTGTCCATCTGTCTTACTCTATCTATAAGCGCAACTATCATACCGTGTTGAGAGTCTAGTTTTTTATGTACATCAGCAATCAAATGTTTAAACAATGTCCAAACAAGATAACCTAGTCCTATAGCAAACGCGGCAGGAATGCCAACAGTTTCTATTAGTTCCATAGTTGTTGATGGACTCATTATTTTTTACTCACTAAGCTACCGCCAAAATACATACCAATAATAGCAGAGACTAAGTTGGTATCTAATTGTGTTATTACTAAACCTTTAAAAGTTATCCACTCAAA